CGTACTATAACCTGAATCTCCTTCTGTGTCAACCCATTCAACCAAGACCATCTTGAGTCTTGTTTGTCCCATTCCATTGTGAAAGTGCCGTCTTTATTCTGGCTTATTTTTAGGCTGTCTTCCATTTTTTCTCACTCTTTTAAGTTCTTTAAGTTCTCCTTTGATCATTTGATAGGCTGTCTCTGAGTCTATCTTATCACCCATCTCCATAGCAATGATAACATCTGTGCGGGTGCCAAAGTGTTGCAATGCACGTTCAAATGTGTCTAGATCTTCATACATTATTTGTCTCCTAGACTAAACTCATCTAGTTTATGTGGTGCAAGAATATCTATACGAGCATCAAGAGAGTTCCAACATTCATAGAGTGCATTACTCATCTCAATGTTCTCCTCCTCCAGAACTTGAACTCGATCCTCCAGTTGCTCTAGCCGTCTCATTAGATAGTTGTCGTTCGAGTTCATATCGAATCGTGATAAGATTCGAGAAAAGATAACTTTGATACTCATTGTTTTCCAGAAGTGTTGTCAGGTTGTTGACTTGTTGTAGAGCGAGAATCAATTTTGTTTTGGTATTCATCAAACAATTCTCTTGCAAGTTTGTCTGCATTGCGTTTAATTTGGAATCTGACAATGGGATTGTCTGGGCTGTATCTCACCCACCATTTTAACTTCTCATAGTTCAACCTGGCCTCCATACCAAGCAGAACGACATACTTTGCAACACTCGCATCGGTTACGATTAAGTATGCAAGAATTGCAAACAATCCTAGCCAAACATAGTATGTCATTTTCTCAGAGTTTTGAGATATTCTATCACATTCTCACGAACTTCCATCAACTCAGTGTAACACTTCTGATTGTGTGCACACTGGCGCAACTCATTGTCCGGTTTGTACACACTCTCTATGAACAAATCTACTCCCCTGTTCCACTTGATTTCTTTGGTTTCATTGTCCATAGTGCTCACCAGTGTTGTTGTAGTATTTAACTGTTGACGAGGAATTGACTCTCGAACTTTAACAGATCGGAAGGAACATAATCGTCCAGAATGCTGTTCTTAAGTTTCACAGAATCACTCCACAATCTACCTTGACGTTCGTAGAGTTTGATACCAAGATGTTCGTACTTTAGATTGGTAGGAACATAAATCTTGAAATCTCCTCCCCTATTCTCTGTAAGTTTGGATAAATCCGTATTTTCCTGCGACGTGACGCATATGGTGCGACGGCACTGGAAAAAGAGGTTTTCGAAGATTGTGTAATCTTCTAGGTAAAGTTCTGGATTCTCACATATCATTCGACAGACAAACTGAGGAGAGAGATAGTGATCCTCGCAACGTTTGTTGAGTTTTAGTGCAGTCTCACTGATTAACCCAGTTTTGACTGTACCAGAACTGAAGATCAGGTCATAGAAGATACGACCAGCAGCCCGTTTTGCATTGGAATCATTAGGATAAAGGTCAATGTTGGAACGGAGAGAGTTGAACGCAAACTTTGCGTAGGTTGTCCAGCGATCAGACATAATTAACGTTTGATGACGGAGATTGCAGGTTCACCCTGGTGAAACACAGTGTCAACCACGGCCTGCACCTTGCGAGAGGTGGAGATACCTACTTTATCATAGACAGGGACACAGACAAGCCCAAAGGTCTTCTGGCGGTCTCCTAGACGTATCACACGTCCGATAGTCTGGGAGATACCAATGTAGTCCATACTGCGGAGAAATACCACAGCCTCAAGACCGTTGACATTGATACCCTCAGACAGGATAGAGTGGTGCATCACAACAAACTTCTTGGAGGAATCTTTACCCCAAGAGTTAAGAGTGTCGAAGAATACCTCACGGTTGACCTTCTGACCATCGATGATTGCACCAGTCTTGGATGTAATCATCATCCAAGAATAACCACGATCGTGCAACTCTTTGCACAAATCACTTTGAGTAGTCAAACCGATGAGTTGTTTGGTGGTTCGTGCACAAACAAGGATTTTTCCGACATTCTGGTCGTCGATGGTGTCCATCAGGTGATTTGCATCACGATCGTAGATAACTTGACGATCCTGAACCATTTCCATCTGTTTGACCACAACTTTAGGAGGGAGAATATAACCACCCTCTACCAGTTCAGGTGCAGAAACCTTGCAGATGATGTTACCATACACCTCAACGTCATTCATCCCTGGTTTTGCAATAGTCGCAGAATGTTTGGGAGTAGCAGTGAAGAAATAACTGCGGTCAGAATGAGTAGAGAAATGTTCGGTCGGGCCAAAGAAACTGCGTTGAACAGAGTTGTGAGCTTCATCGAAATAAATGGTGTTGA